ACGCTGTTTCAACGCACTCAAGCGCAATCAAGATCAAAAGCCAAAGTTACGAGATATCAAAGGGTTGCCGGTAAATAATTGAAAAATAATGATTGTTTAAAAACAAAGGGTTAGGGCTCATAACCTGAAGGTCGTTGGTTCAAATCCAACTCCCGCAACCAAAATTACCAACAAGATATCAAAGGCTTAGGCCATTGCAAGGCGCCCCACGGGGCGCTTTTTGCGTTTGCAACACAGAACAATACGTTTCTTCGCGATTCCACGGGGTTACAGCCATTCCGATTTCTTCCGTGCAACACCCATGCGACATGGAGATGGCCGAATGTTCGTGGGACGTTCCGTGTACCAATAAGCTTGACCTCTCGACCCGCGAGAGCTGTCATGTCCTCGAAACCAATTCGGGGACCATCATGCCAAAGACCAACGACGCCGCGCTGGACGCCTTCATTGCCGCCAAGAACGAGATCGACGCGATGTTGGCGCGGCTGGTGGCGCACAGCGACGACCACTTCGGCTACAGCCCCGAGGAGGTGAATTGGGGCCATGTCGGCACGCTGGACCACTACCGCGCCCGCCTCCGCGAGATCACCGACATGGCGTTCCGCGAGGGCGATCACGCACAATGATGAAGATGAATTGAGCATCATGCCGTTGATGTGTAACCTGCCTGAAACGGTGAAGATTAGGGATGTTGTAAAATGGCAGGGGGCTTTGATCGCTTTGATACGATTTTGGTGACGGTCTCGCGCGACGAAGTGGTTACTGGTGACGTATCAGGAGCGCTTTCAGCCTTGAGCCGGTTCATCGAGGAACCTGAAATCGCGAGGCAAATGTTTGAGCGTGTTGATGTCGCATTTCATGGATATGATCAAGATTCACGGGAACTGTTTGAAATCCCAGACGTGCGCAACTTTGTTTATAAGCTCGACAACGATTTTCCTTTTTGGCTTTTCTTCCTGAACAAGCACTGCCTTGGACTTCAAGCCATCTCGTTATGTTTCCTTCCGCCCTTCCTGACACCACAGGGAAAGCAGGAGGAGTTTCCAAAGCGAATGGATCAACTCCTCCAAAATCGATGGTTCCCTGCCATGAACCAAATCTGTGAGTATGCCAGTTTTGATGAGGACCAGATTGAAGAGCTAACCGAACGTGTGTTTGTCTACCTTACCGAGGGCCCTTTGCCATTCCATGAAGAGTAATGGCGTGGAATTGCCGTTACGCTGCCACGGTTGCTACACCATCCAGCCGCACAGCGACGCTGATGGTGCCGTTCCCGGCGGCCTCGGTCGCGATGCCCACCGGGAAGCGCCCAGCGCCCGGCACATTGATGTTCTTTGCCGTGTTGTCCCAAGCCACGCGCGCACCGACCGCCAGAACGGCAGCGGTTGCTTTAGGCAATTTGTAAACACCGACTAGGGCTAGTTCCAGCAGTTCGTCCGGCCCTGCCGAATATGCGACCACCCCGAAGATGTTGCCAGAGAGAAGGCCTTCGCCAGTCAAGGCGCCACCTGCTGGCGCGGGTACCGACAAATAATGTCCGTGCTGGATAAAGTTTTTCATAGTCAGAGTCCTTTCGAGGATTGGATGCGGACCACGGCAATGCGCGCTGTGGTGCTGGTGATCTGGCGGTTGAGGTCGCCCAGCGCGGCTGCCATTTCCGCATCGGTTGCGTAGGTGACCCGCTTGCCATCGTATTCGACCGTGCGGATGCCCTGATAGCGGGCGGCCATCAGGGCATCGCGCCAGGCGGTGAGTTGGGCGAGGTCGGCCATTACGCGCCTGCGTTCTGGAACCAGCCGCGGTGGTCGATGAAGCCTGCGCCGAAGTCCAGGATCACCCGAATTTCCACGCCGTCCACATCCCAACCCGACCGGCTTTCCACCTGCGGACCTTCGTTGCCCGACAAGTAAGCAAACTCGAGGCCGTCGATCTCGCCGGGATCGGCGGTGATATACCAGCGGGTGGCGCTGGACAGGCGGGGTTCCACCACCAGCGACATCGCACCCGAAAACGGGTTCACATCGGCGGCGGTGGCAGGCGCGATGGTCGCCAGCCACTTCTCGGCCACGGTTTCCAGCGCAGGCGGCACCAGCAGGTTCTTGGGCGTCACGCGAATGATGCGCCCGTCGATGCCCTTCTGGGTGCGTAGCGCCAGCCGGGCTGCGGACAGGGTGGCGTCGGAGATCACCGCGCCGCTGGCCGCTTTGTTGCCGTGATCGACATGGAACAGTGCCTTGGTGTCCGACAGGATCGGGCCGTTGCCGCTGTTGGCCTCGAGCAGGGTGACGAGGATCCGCGCCTCGGTCTCGGCGGCCCCTTGGCCCATACGGCGAGCGAGATCGGAAAACGCGCCCAAGTCGTCGTTCACAAGCACCTGCCGGGTGATGCCGATCTTTTTGGCCCAGGTCTCGATCTTGTAGGCTTCGCGTGCCTCCGCCATGGTACCGGCCTTGATCTCCCCGTGCTCGTTCAGCTTTTCCAGCAGCGGGGCCTCGCCCAGCATGATCTTGTTGACCGACCGGAAATCTCGCGCCGAGGTCTGGCGGCCAAGACGGCGGATGCCCGACGGGGCGGCCTGGTAGGCATCGCGCAACACGCGGCCCACCGTGTTGCCGAGGATGATGGGGAAGTCCGAGGTGGTGTGCAGTGCCCGAGTGACGAGCGTCGCGGGCGATAGCGCCATGGTGGACTCGCCGCGCAGGGTGAGCAGTTCTTTGGCCATGTCCACTGGCGTGGCATAGGCATAGCGGCGGGCCGGTTCGGAAAGCTCATGGCGTGGGTTGATCCGGGCGTAAAGGGCCTCGCCCATCTGGCGGGAGCGCAAGCTCGGGTCATCATGGCTGTCGCCCATCTCGACGCGCACCTGTTCGGTGCGGATCGTCGGCGCGCTGCGGCTGGCCAGCGCCTCGAAGGCGGCACGGCGGGCGGTATCGGCGTCGGCGGCTGCATCGATCTGGCCGTCGATCCATGACTGGTCCAGCCCGGCGATGCGGGCGATGGAGCGGATCTCGGTATTGATCGCGGCGCGGGTCTGCGTCTCGAGCGGGGCAGGGGTGACGGTGGTTTCGGTCATGTTGGTCTCCATGCGGATGCGGGCACCCGGGTCAGCCGGGGTGGGGACAAGGGAAATCTCATGTGGCGTCCAGCGTGCGGCGGTCAGAACACGCGCGCCGTCCTCGGTGGTCTCAGCCCACTCCTCGACCGAATAGCCGACCGAGACGTGACGTAAGATGCCTGACAACACGTCCTGCCAGAGCGGTTCCACTTCGGGCCGGGCCGAGAACCGGATTAGCGCTGTGCCAATCTGGCCATCGACGGCATCGGATTGCACGCTGCCCAGCACATCGCGGACGGCAGATTGCCGGTGGGCATCAAGAACACTGGCCCCTTGTAGGCGCGACAGGTCCACCGCTTCTGGCGCAAGGCTGAGGCGTTCGACATACTGGCCAGCGATGTCACGGCGGCGTACGGGCGCACCGGTGGACCAGATCACCTCGACGGTGCGAGCGTCCCGATCGGCACTGGCCGGGGCCAGGTCGGCGCGACGGGTGAGAAGGGTCACGGCATCATTCATCGGGGATGTCCTCCTTGGCGGCGGGCGGCGCACCAAAACTCAGGCCCAGCGCATCGGTGCGGGCCTTGTCAGCGGCGATCTCGGCATCGACCTGTTCAGCGTCGTAGCCCCGTTCGGAAATCGCCTGACGGCGGCTTTTGAGACCGGCGTTGATCGCGAGGATCTCGGCCTCGACGTCCTTCTTGGGATCGACATAGTCAAACTTGGGTGGGAGCCATTCGCAGGCCAGATAGGCCGCAGGATCGCGGTCGAAATCGCGGGCGGGGAGATCGCCCGACAATACCGCCAGCCGCACGAAGCGTTCCCAGACCGGGCGGCAGAACAGATGAACGACAACGTTGTGCTGCAACTGCTCCACACGGCGGCGAAACTCGATGAGCCCAGCGCGGATCGAAGAATAGGTCACGCCCTCAAGATCGCCCGACACCAGTTCGTAGGGCAGGCCCATGCCAGCGGCCACGGCGCGGAGGTGGTTTTTGACGAAGGGGCCGTAGGCGTCGTTCTCGGTCGGGTTCGAGAAGCGGATGTCGGTGCCGGGCGGCAGGGGGATCAGGCTGCCGGGTTCCATGCCCACGGTCAACGCGCCGCCATTGTTGGTGCCGGTCAACCCGCCCGCAGAGCCATCAGGATCGGTGATGAAGCCGGTGAACAGCGCCGCCACCTTGGCCTTCACCAGGGCTGCATCCTCGAACTGGTCCAACTCATGCAGGCGCAACAGCACCGGGGCGAGCCAGGTGATCCCGCGCAACTGTCCAGCGGCCAGCGGCTTGAATAGATGCAGACAATCGGTGGCGGGGAGACGCAGCGGTTCCAGCCGCAGGGAGGTCAGGGGATCGCCGGGCCGGTCCCGCATCACCCAATAGGCGGTGCGCTGCCCAGCGCCGTTGAACTCGATGCCCGCCCGGATGCGCGCACCACCACCGATGTCGCGATGTAGATCCAGCGGCACTTGGTCCCGGTCCAGCAGGTCAATGTGCAGGGGAACAGACGTGGCATCGGCCACGACCCGCAACCGAGCAAAACTCTCGCCGCCTTCAACCATCGCTCGCACCGCCATGGCCTGCAGCCCGTAGAAGTCGGCCAGCCCGCCCGGATCGGCATGATCGGTCCAGCGCAGCCAGAGCACCTGCAGCCGTTCGCGCACGGCCCGGTCGGGATGGGTGGATTGCGGCTTGATTCCCGCGCCGACGACATTGCCCACCAAGCTGTCGACCGCCGCCGATACCCATGGATTGTTCCTTGCATACCACCCGGCCCGACGCGCCGCCGTTGACGCCCCCGACAGGATTGCCGTGTTCAGCCCATCGACAGTGCGCTGACCCTCCCAACGCCGCCCACCACCCGCAGCGTCAAACGCGCGGGTGGTGGGGCGACCGAATAGGCGATGAAACAGGTTGCGCATGCGTGGAGAGTCGCATGGCAGTGGTGTGGCAAGCCATTGGGAATGTTTAGTAACTTTTTCCAAAAGACTTGGCAGATGAATTCCAATATCCAGTGTCGATGGACTTCCACAAGTATCGAGCCAAGTAAGATCGATATGGACTTGCTGCTTGGATGCTCCACTCGTTAAGCGGCACGCTTGTGTGCGCAATTGCTGCCTTAATCGCTCGATTTAGTGTTCCATCTGACATGGGAAAAACGTCAGGACTTCCGAAGTAGGACAGAGCTAAAATATCAGCGCTCCATCGCGATAAACCCCAAAACTTGCCCACTTCAAGGACCAGAGCCTCATGCTCAAGGTCTGACCAGCTTTCAAAATTTTTGGGATCGTCTTCGAAATGGTTTCCAAAACTGACAATTGCGAAAGCTTTTCGCCTGCTTATGCCGCAGGCTGCCAACTCTGTTTCGGAAAGTCGCCAAGGCCCGGAAGCATGCTTGGATTCAAACATCAAGTGCAACGGTTAATTTGAAGGCCGCGATTTCGTCGGCCATGGCT